CACTTAATAAACTTATTACTGAAGACACTTGGTTATGGATGATGACAGGCACACCGGCAGCTCAAAGTCCTACTGATGCTTTCGGATTAGCTAAGATGTGTGTTCCAGGTAATGTCCCACGTTTCTTTGGTGCGTTCCGTGATAAGACGATGGTAAACATTACTAAGTTCAAGTGGATACCAAGACCTGATGCTAGTGATGTTGTTTTTAAAGCCCTACAACCTGCAATTAGATTTACTAAAGAAGATTGCTTAGACCTACCTGAGGTGACCCATGTTTTTAGAGATGCTCCGCTTACTCCGCAACAAGATAAATACTATAAGCTTCTTAAAAAAGAAATGCTCATGCACGCCGACGGAGAAGAAATCAGCACCGTCAATGCCGCCGTCAATCTTAACAAACTCTTACAGATATCAGGAGGAGCTGTTTATACTGATAGTGGCTCTGTTGTTGAATTCGATGTTACTAATCGCCTTCGTGTTATAACAGAAGTAATTGAAGAGTCAAGCAATAAGGTACTTGTCTTTGTCCCATTCACGCATACAATAGAGTTGCTCAGTGCGCATTTGAGAGGGGCAGGTATTGTCTGCGATATCATAAATGGTAACGTTCCCGTATCTAAGCGAACTGAAATATTTAAAAGATTTCAAGAGACTGAATACCCAAAAGTCCTTTTAATTCAACCACAAGCAGCAGCACATGGTGTTACTCTAACAGCAGCAGACACTATCATATGGTATTCCCCAGTAACGTCTATAGAAACCTATTTGCAAGCAAACGCACGTATAGATCGACAAGGGCAAAAGAACACAATGACTATTGTGCATATTAAGGGTTCTCCCGTAGAAGCAAAATTATATGCAATGCTTCAAACAAAACTAGAAGTCCATGATAAACTGATCGACCTTTATAACAATGAAGTTGAAGAAGGGTCTTGACAAAGTAAATAAGCTGTTGTAGTATCTATCTAACAGACGTAGAGCTGTGAAAATAAATCTTGAAAGGATAGTATGGAAGATACAAATTTAGACCAATTAGTTGAAGTCTATATAAAGATACGTGACGCTAAGTCCGAGGCAGCGAAGAAAGCTGCTGAAGTAGAAGCTGAATTTGATGCGCAGTTAGATACACTTGAGCAGCATATGTTGGAAGCCTGCAAAACTACTGGAGCATCAAGTATTAAAACGCCACATGGCACAATCATGCAGTCAGTAAAAACACGGTATTGGACAAATGACTGGGAAAAGTTTTATCAGTTTATGTTTGAGAACCATGTACCTGAGTTGCTTGAGAAACGTATTCAACAAACAAACATGAAACAATTTTTAGAAGAAAACCCCGATATCCTACCGCAGGGGCTAAACGTGGATAGGGAACACTCGATAACTGTAAGGAGAAGTAAATGAACCCAAATGATATTCAACTAAGAGCAATGACTCTAGACTTAGCAATCAAGGCACACACTGATGGGGCTATTGATTGGAGTGAACCTGATGCTGGCGATACAGATGCATTAGTACATACAGCACAAAAGTTTTACGATTATCTAACTGGATCAACAACTGTAGAGGTGGTAGCATGAGCGAAATTACTTTATTTAACCAAGACTTACCTGACTATTTAAAAGACGTAGAATTAGATGCAGTAACTAAAGCCCTAGTCGGTAATGGTGGTAGCAAGCGTATTTCTTTGCGTGGTGGCAAGTTCCGTATGGTTGTAAATGGCGAGGAAATCCTTACTAGCAATAGCGATACTTTGAATGTAGTTATCGTTAACGCTGCTAAGGATGTATCTCGTACTTTTTATGAAGGCGTATATAACCCTAAAGAAAAAGCTGGACCTCCTGATTGTTGGTCCGCGGACGGCGTAACCCCTGATGCTTCTATAGCAGAACCACAACATCATAATTGCGGTGAGTGCCCACAAAATATTAAAGGGTCTGGTGCAGGTGGTGGTCGTGCGTGCCGTCACTTCCGTAGGATTGCAGTAGCATTAGCCGACGATATCGGTGGAGACATCTACCAGCTCACTTTAGCTTCAAAGTCTATTTTTGGTAAGGGAGATTTAAACCATATGCCATTTGAGCAATACGCTAAGTATGTAGGTTCACAAGGCTATAACTTAAATACTTTATCTACTGAGATGCGCTTTGATGAAGATAGCGATACTGCTAAGTTGTATTTTAAACCCTTGAAGTTCTTATCCAAAGAACAATGGGAAGTTGCTAAGAAGCAAGGCACAACACCAGCAGCTATTAAAGCCGTTGAGATGAGCGTACCTAAAAACCCAACAGGCGAGAATGCTCCGAAGTTAGTTGCACCTGCGTATATCCATAGGGACGTACCAAAGTTTGAACAAGAAGAGCCTGAAGTAGCAGAACCTAAGAAACGTGCTGAGAAAAAAGCTGTGGAACCTACGCCTAAGAAAGACCTAAAAGCTATCATGGGTGACTGGAGCAAAGAATCAACATGAGTCTAAGAGGCTATAGCTACCTCCTTGTAAAAGCCAATAAAGCTGCTGACACTAAAAGTATTGGAGTCAAGCTGGGTAGGTATTGCATTGCTAATGACATTGAAGTTGCACGAGTTGCTGCAGTATTAGGCGTAAGTCGTATGACGGTGTATCAATGGTTTACTGGCAAGGCAACCCCTCACAAGGATAAAGTAGACAGAATACAAGAGCTATTAAGTAAATAGTTTACCCCCAGGGCAGCTAGTTTGACGGAGCGAAAAGGGAGACGCCGAATCCCCTGCTGCCCTTCCTTTCTTCGGATTTTGAGGTGATATGGCAACGAAAGATTTATTGACAGCAGTACTATCCCCACAAGGGTGGTATTGCATTGTCGGTCTAAAACAAGAAGGGCATCCACGGCAAGTATTTGCAGAGACTTTAGTAGAAGCTGAAGATGAAATTGCAAACTTGTTGGCTCAAAATTACGATGTGTATTTTGCATGTGCAAAGTATGAGAACGATACCGACGGGCGTACACAAAAGAATAGTACGTACTTTAAATCCTTTTGGTTAGATGTAGATTGTGGTATTGATAAAGATTTAACTGGTAAAGGTTATGTCGACCAAGAAACAGGCATAGCTGAGTTAAAGATATTTTGTGATAAGACTGGCCTGCCATTACCGACTATAGTTAATTCTGGTCGTGGCGTTCATGCATACTGGAGACTTGCAGAAACTATTACTCGTACTGAGTGGAAGCCTGTAGCTGACCGTATAAAAGCATTGTGTGAAGAGCATGGATTTAGGGCTGACCCATCACGTACTGCGGAGAGTGCATCTATTCTTCGTGTACCTGAGACTCTTAACTTTAAACAAGAACCGCCGTTACCTGTTGAGATTTTAGCTATTGCACCTGAGACAGACTATGAAGATATTAAAGGAATCATAGGAGTATTAATCGCTCCAGACTATATCCCACGTCAAGCAAGTGCAATGTCACAAGCTATGTTTAACAATCGTCAAAGTCGTTTTAAAACGATTATGATTAAGACTACCGAAGGTAAAGGTTGTGCTCAACTAGAGCATATTGCTATTAACCAAGAATCTATTGAGGAACCATTATGGAGAGCAGGACTATCTATTGCTCAAGCGTGCATTGATGCGGACGAAGCGATTCATATCATTTCGAGTAACCACCCTGAGTACGATGCGCATCAGACTGAAAGGAAGGCAGCCTCAACTAAAGGACCATATACCTGTACGACATTTGAGAAGCTCAATCCCGAGGGGTGTAAGGAATGCCCGCACAAGGGTTCGCTATCGTCTCCGATACAGCTCGGCTCTGAAATTGCGGCCGCTCCCAAGGATGCTCCTATCGTCGTGGAAACAGATGAAGGTGAAAGACAAACTTTTAAGATTCCAGAATATCCCTTCCCATACTTTAGGGGAAAAAGCGGCGGAGTCTATAAACGAGCAATAGACGAAGATGATGAAGACAGCGATGGCCCTACTGTAGTCTACGAACATGACCTATATGTAGTTAAGCGTTTGTTTGACCCTAACAAGGGCGAGACTGTATGGATTAGATTGCACTTACCTATGGATGGTATGCGTGAATTTGCAATGCCTCAAACAGATGCACTAACTTATGAGAGGTTACGTGAGAAATTAGCTTGGTATGGTGTAGCTGCCCCCAAGAAACAAATGGATAACATAATGCATTACATCATTATGTCAATTAAGGAAATGCAATTTAAAGATAAGGTAGAAATGATGCGAACACAATTTGGTTGGGCAGACAACGATAGTACATTTATTCTTGGTGACCAAGAGATTAGCGCAACAGGCTCGAGATATAGTCCTCCTTCTAGTGCTACTGGTAGCTTAGCGAACCATATGAAACCTACTGGTGATTTAGAAGTATGGCAGTCCATAGCTAATACTTATAATGCTCCTAGCTTTGAACCGCATGCGTTTGGATTTTTTACCGCTTTCGGGGCACCCCTGCTTAAACACCTTAACTTAAAAGGTGCAATTATTAACCTCGTCAATAACACGTCGGGCACAGGTAAATCTACAGTACTTAAAATGTGCAATAGCGTATATGGTCATCCTGAGGAACTAATGCTTCAGTGGAAAGATACTATGAACTCTATGGTTCATCGCTTGGGTATTATGAATAACTTGCCTGTAACTATTGACGAGATTACTAAGTTATCGGGAGACAATTTCTCGGACTTAGCGTACAGCATATCTCAAGGCCGTGGTAAGAACCGCATGATGCAGCATGATAATGCCGAGCGAATTAATGCTACTAAGTGGGCGACTATTGCGCTATGTAGTTCCAATGCTTCATTCTATGACAAACTTGCTTCTATCAAAGCTACTCCGGATGGTGAGTTCATGCGCCTGCTAGAGTATAGGATTGAAGTAACCGAGGCCTTAACGAAGGAAGAAGCCGATGCTATATTCAATGAGCTTTATTCTAACTATGGTCACGCAGGGGATATGTATATTAAGTACCTCGTAGCAAACTTAGAAACAGCGATTGATACAGTTATTCAAGTACAAAAGAAGTTAGATGAGGAAGTAAACTTCACAAGCCGTGAGCGTTTCTGGTCGGCGACGGCTGCATGTAATATTGCAGGAGCTTTGCTTGCTAAGGATCTAGGTATTATCCCTGACTTTGATATTGGCAGAGTGTATCGCTGGTTAGTTAAAGAATTACAAGCCATGCGTGGTGAAGTAAGAACGCCGACTGCAACCAACCAAGCTAGTGTTATTGGTGAGTTTATGAATGAGCACCGTGCATCTACCCTAGTTATTAATAGTAAGGCCGATGCTAGATCAGGAATGGAGCAGTTACCCATTGTTGAGCCAAAATTTAATGATCTCTTCGTTCGCATTGAGCCTGATGATAAGCGCCTTTATATCAATGCCAAGCAACTGCGTACTTACTGCGCTAAGCAACAGATTACTCTTAAGGACATCCTCAAGGGACTAACCGCTGACGGTATCTATCTAGGGCAAGTGAAGAAGCGTTTGTCTAAAGGAACCAAGTTATCTTCTCCAGCTATTGACGCCTATGTATTTGACCTTAGTGCTGAGAACTTCTTGGATACTGAGACTTATATAACCGCTGCAAAGAACGCACCTGATGTTGATTCACGGGCTGGACTTTAAGATAGAGTGGTCTAAGTTTATAGTTGGCGCTTCCTTTTTTATCCCTTGTTTGGATACCAAAGAGGCGCTGACTCAGATTAAACGTACCACTAGCAGACTAAGATTCCGCATAAAATCCCGGGCCGTTATCGAAGAAGGGGTTTATGGCTTGCGTGTTTGGAGAATTAAGTAGTATTATCGGGGGGTAGTCCGTTTGGTTTCGGCTACTCCTTTCGAGTGATATTTGGTCCCGCCGTAAAAAGCGGGACTTTTTTATTCTTCAGAATACCCAAGCATCGGTGCTAGCTTGCCAATAGCCTTCTTATTAATGTTTACGCCACCTGTCATATTGGCTAAAGCACGCTGCATGTAACGACGTTTAATTGAAGCCTGTAATCCTTTTGCGTCAATCATATACTCAGGATTTGCTGTATCAAACTTAATAATCTTTTGCATTACACGCTGTTGCATATCAGAATCACCGCTATCAAATGCCATAAAGAAAGCGTTTTCTAAGTCAGTCTTGCGTTGAGTAATTTCCATATCTTGGCTCTTCATTTCCATTGCAGCTTTTTGTTTTTGAGCTGTATCTTCTGGAGAGAAACCAAGCATTTGTTTTAAAGCGTCTCGTGCTGGAACGTTATCGTCTAGTGTGTCGCCCTTCATAGTTAGAGCTTTACCCTCTACTAAATACCTAGTACCGACAAAGATATTCTTAATACCGGCGGGTAACATAGCTTCAGCAGCACGTTCATAGTGCCCGTCATTTAGACGTTTAAGCGCCTCGGCGTATCCTAGTGCAGCACCAGCTACAGGACCCATTAAGTTAGTCATAACATTTTGTAAATATTGCACTTCATCTTGGCTTTTCTTAACGCTTGGGAACCACATATCGCTCATGTTAATACTCATACGGTCTGCAAAGTTTGCTCCAGTAGCCTGGGATAATACGCCACGAGATATAGAGTCGCCGACAAACCCACCAAAATGCCTATTACACCAATTCTTAAACCAATTATCTGCATCAAATGGCTCGTCAGAATCACCAAAAGCAGCGTGGAAAGCTGATGCAATAGCAGAGAATAGGAAGTAGAAAGGCATACCAGATAGGCCAGCAGTAATCATAGTCATACCCATCATGCCCCAGAAAGATTCAATTGCTTCTTTCTTAATATCTTTTAGCTCAGCCTCTTTAGCTTTCATTAATTCAGCTTTGCGTGGGTCTTTTTCTACTTGCTTCGCATAGGCTTCTAACTCAGTTTTCATGCCCCCGCCTAAGGAGTTATAGAATGTACGTGCCATTAGCACAGTCATTTGCTGTGGGTACATCTTAAACTGAGACACAATACTTACTAAGTTACCACGGAAGTAGCGGGGCTTATTAGCTGTGTTGTAGTTAAACATAGTCTTTTGAACTAGGTCACGTGCATCCTGAGTAGCTTTCTCAAATGCTTTTGCAGGGCTAAGAGTCTGTATGTGCTTAGCATAGGCTAGCTCAAACGTAGCCATGTATGTAGTTTCACGGTTGTATTTCTCAGCTGCATGGAATGGTAAGCTGGCATAGTACATGAACTTTTGGAAGCGCCCAGTATAGTCTGCTGATGGAGTATCACCAACGTGTGCGCTCTCATGACTAAGGGTTGTATCAATAGCACCAAGCAACACACCTTTTTCATATGCATCGGCATAAGTCATTGCTACTTTGTTGGTCTGTCCGGTAGTCTCATCTACTTTATCTATTAGAATCTTTTTGCCGTTCTTGTCTAGCAATGGCATCTCGCTCATCTTAGAACGTGCTAGGGATAGGAATTCGTATTTACC